TCCGCATATGAAGTCATCTTGGGTCTCCATCAGAATTTCATTCCGCGTACTTTCTCGACGGGCCTAGGCGTGTCTTTCTCTTCCGGAATGTATGCGCCGGCCTCAAGTGGGGCAAACCGCGCATATCGGCCTTGGAACATCGCGAAGAACGTCTTAGCCTCGCTCTCACGGGAGATGGATAGGATGATCTCGGCAATCCCTTTGCGGTCACTGTTCTCGTTGTACACCTCGTCGCGATACACAAAGATTGCCATGTCGCAATCCTGCTCAATAGATCCAGAGTCGCGCAGGTCAGACGGAACGGGGCGCTTGTTAGGTCGCTGTTCAAGTGCTCGGTTTAGCTGAGACAGCAGGATCACAGGGATTTTCATCTCTTTTGCCAGCAACTTTGCTTGTCGAGAGATTTCCGTGACCTTTGCCACTTGGTTCATCTTCGGGTCATCCGCATCAAGCAGGCCAAGGTGGTCGATCATGACCATGTCAAGCCCGTGCTTGCGCTTGTGGCGGCGGCACATAGAGCGGATCCGACGCATAGTCAGGCCAGGGCGATCAGAAAGCGTTATGCGAGATTCCTTGATTCCTTTGGCCGCAATGGTTAGTCCTGCTGCGTGATCACCGCAAGCAGATCCGTCTTTCATCGCATCAAGCGGAATACCCCCCTCAGCAGCAATTAACCGGTCCATCAGTTGGCGATTGCTCATCTCCAGGCTAATCACGAGAACCTCCTTCTTCTCGCGTATGGCAGCGTTTCGCACGATATCCATAGCTAGAGTTGTCTTGCCCATCTTCGGGCGTCCAGCAATGATCACAAGCTGTTCTGGCTGCAATCCACCAGTGTGCTCATCAAACTCTTGAAGGCCGGTTCGAATTCCAGAGATCGAATTACCCTGGCTCATACGTTTTTCAAGGAGATCCATATGCTCCACAAGAACATCGAACGCATCAACGGTTTCGGCGGTAGCAGACTCCCCGTCGATAGCTAGGATCTCAGACTGTGCGGCGGCAATCTTGTCTGGAGTGTCCATCGTGCTGTGAGCTATCTGGTGGATCTCTTGAGCAGCCGCAATCAAGCAACGATCAAGCGAGCGCTCACGAACAATTCGTGCGTATTGCTCAGAGTTAGAAACGCTCGGTGTTCCGTTCTGGATTTCTGCCGTGTAGGCAAACGCCGGGTTTCCACTATCAAGCGTGCCGATGTGCTCGCCAACAGTGAGGAAGTCAATCTTTCGGTTAAGCGAGTTGAGTTCGATGATTGCGGTAAAAACGTCGGCATTGTCCTGCCAGTAGAAGTCCTTCGCCTCAAGGTCTGCTGCCAGCAGGTCGATCAGTGCCGGGTCAATCATCATGGCGCCGAGAACGCTTTGCTCAGCTTCTAGGCTAAATGGGTCACGCATTGTATTTTCCCTCATCGTAATTTCCTTCGATTATCTTTCTGAAGTTCTTTGGCGCCATGATCCAGTCAAAGCAGCACGCCTTCCATCCAGTCTCACCTAAAAGGAAAGGCGATTTTGAGATGTGCTGGAAGTAGTTATCAAAGAATTCAATCGAGCCGTACTCAGGCTCCCTCGTCCATATCAATCTGACCGCCTTTTGTCGATCTGGGTCAAGCTTCCTAGGTTGCGGAAATGATGGGAGCCTTTGCCGAAATGAAGCGAGGATCTTGTCATACGGAATCCTCAATGTCGACGTTTTTTCCTCTGATCCATCACCGAGCAAGTCTCGTGACTCAGCTTGCTGATCACAAGGCTTTTGATCTTTTCTCTTCTCTTCTCCTTCTAATCCTAATACTACTTCTATATGACATTTGCTTGCATTTGGTAAGCAAGTGCTTGCATTTGCTTGGCTTGTGCTTTCTTGAGCCTCTGATTCCGTGGCTTTAGTCTTTGCTATGCCTCCCTTTCTTCCTGCCTCCGACCGTTTAATTCGCTCGGAATCCTTTTCTGTACGCTCAATATTTAGGCGGGTGTTTACCATTTTCCCGTCAGAATCCAAGTCAAAGCACTTTTCGAGTCGAGGCCAAGCATCCTCCATCACATCAATAGGGCAATCGCAGATATCTGCAAGGACCTGCAAATCTGTGGGAATGAATCCTTCTGCCCAGCATTCATCCAGAAGCTCTCTGTAAAGCCCGCGCTCAACGTAGGTCATGCGCTGTACATTCCTATTGGCCCTCCAGTCCTGCCAGAACCACCTGTAATAAGGAAGAGGCCTATATGGTGCAGTTCGGATCATTACGCGAGCCTCGCTTTGTAATTTTCGAAATCTATATCAACACGAGACCAAAGGTAATACTGAGACTCTGCAAATGCGCTGCGTTCGATTTGCGCAATGTCATAAATCCAGTGATGGATCTCCTTCACGTCCACCTTAAAGAATTCACGGTTTCCAGAAACGCGCTTATCTACCATGGCCTCATGAATCATTAGCTCGTAATGCGCCGGGTTTGGAACGTCTGCATAAAAAAGCACAATGTACGGAGACGGCACGCCAGTTCCTTTGGATAGCTGGATAGCTCGCTCATAAGGAGATGCGCGAGTAAACCCAATCTTGTACATCCCAGGCATTGACTCGTTAGCCATGCAGTAAACGAAACCCCAGCTCATAGCTTGCCCTCAATGTATTCAGAAAGCTTCTGTGCTGTTAGTACGCCTGGGTTTGCGGTGACGCCCGTGGCGATTGCCCAAATCTTCTGCCTGCTGATGCCTGTAGCCCTAGAGACTGCGGCAAAATTCTTGTCCTTAAGGCCTTTTACGATGTCTTGCAGTGTCAACATTTGGCAACCCTCGTTTCGTTTGAGTGACAAAGCATACCACAAACTAAAAACAGTTCTCCGGAAAACACTTAGATTTTGATAGCTATAAACCGCTGATCGCTTATAACCAATTCGTCTTTTACTTCAGTACGACCTGTACTAGCCTTATATCAAGGGGCAGCAAGACGCGGCCCGAATTCTGAGAAAAGGATCTAATCATTTAAGAGGCTACTGACATGACTACTACTAAAAGCAAGCAAGCACTGGTCCTTCAGCAAATCGCCGAGCAGGGCGACAAGCTAGACAACGTAGCCGGAGCTTTTATGAAGCTAGTCAAGGAAGAACAGATTGACACACTGGAGAAGTTCAATCCGTGGTTGGCGGTAGGTTATGAAGAGAATGGCTGGTCGAATGTGATTGGTCGTCCGGTTCCAGGGTCTACGCTGACCCCTGCGCCGAGAGCAGTGAAGCAGTACGCATCGATGTTCCGCGCTGCCTACAAGTACGAAATGAAGGTGACTGAGTTCGACTCGGTGCGGCAGATGGTCGACGCGGTGGCAGAGAAGCGCAAGGAAATGGCTCGTCCACCAGAGAAGATCAATGACCCCGAGCTGAAAGGCGTACTCCTGCGCTCAACTGGCCACATGAACGGCGCTCTCTGGCATGACGCAATCGTCGTCATCGAGAACCTGAATGAAGAGGATAAGGATGATTTCGAGCAGCGATTGCGAAAACTGGTCATGCGTTTCCAGTCCAAGGTTCCGAAAGAGATCAGGAAGCCGAAAGCTGCATGAGATAAAAGTTCTCCGCAGAACAGAAAGGCCAGCTAGAAATAGTTGGCCTTTTTTGTTGACTGAGAGAAAGTGGCGGGCTAATCTCTGGCTTACAAATAAATAGGAGGTGGTTAAAGATGAGTGGATGGATTAGCGTAGAAGTGTGCAAGCCTCAGTGCCCGCACGAATGCACGACGGATCACTGCATGGTTTCTCAGACCCTGCTTGTTTCGGACTCAAGCTCACCGTCACTCGGCATGGCCCATATGCGAGAAGACGGAACCTGGAAAATGTACGGAGGCGACTACGACTTTATGTGGCCCGAGAACATTACTCACTGGATGGCTATGCCGGAGTTTCCACTATGACCTATCGCGACGCACTCTGGACAGCAATCATCGGCGAGGCTGATAAGTTTGGCCTGACTATTACGGATGCAAAACGTGAGCGATACATGCGTCTAGTTAAACTTTGGGGGATGACACAGTGACAGCAATCGCACAATGGGCAATGAAACCAGGAATCTACACAGCAGACCAGCTTTCAAACGCTGCATACCACTCAGGACCAGGCATTAGCTGTACTGGGCTGAAGAAAATAGCAGTCAGTCCGGCGCACTTCAAGTATGGCGAGTTTAAGCAGACTGCTGCAATGGCTATGGGCAGCGCGACTCACTCAGCGATCCTTGAGCCTGAGTTGTTCGCCAAGCAGTACGTCAAGTTGCCGGCTGGTAAAGATCGGCGCTCAGCAGAGTACAAGGTTCTCTGTGCGACTCACGGCACTGATAACGTGCTTGTGTCTGCCGATGCTAGCCAGATCAACGCCATGCAGTCAGCAGTGCGAGCCAACCCAGTCGCTAACAAGTGGCTGTATCAGGAGCAAGGTCGAAACGAGCTGTCGGTATACGCCAAAGATCCAGAGACAGGCATTCTCGTTAGATGCCGATTCGACCGGCTACTAGATCGCGGGTTCTCGCCGGACCTGAAGACGACGACCGATGCCAGTCCGCGTGGATTCAGTAATGCGATTGCCAAATACGGCTATGCGTTCCAGGCTGCTTTCTACATGGATGTTTACTACTGGGCTACAGGTCAGCACCTTGAAGGCTTTGGATTCCTGGCCGTCGAGAGCAAGGCCCCGCACAACGTCATGTGCTACCGGCTAGATGATGAGTCGATTGAGATCGGCCGTGGCCAGTATCGGTCTGCGCTAAATACCTACGCGAATTGTCTTGAAACCGGCGTGTACGAAGGGTACGATGGCGCCTCAGAAGAACAATTGATTGGCTTGCCTAGCTGGCAGATCAATCAGTACGAAGAAAGCTTAGAAGTTAATGGATTGGAGGATTGAAATGACTGATTTGGCAAACCTGCGTGAGACGATCACGCCCAAGAGCGACAGAATCAACGCAGACGATTTTATCGCCGGCCCTGAAACCGTAGAGATTACCGCCGTAAAGCGTGGCGATGCTGACTCGCCAGTAGCTGTGCACATCAAGGACCGCAAGCCTTGGTATCCGTGCAAGTCCATGCGTCGCGTGCTGATTACCGCATATGGCGATAATGGCGCCGATTGGGTAGGTAAGTCGGCAACCCTGTTTTGCGATCCTGCTGTTCGTTTCGGTGGTGTTGCGGTTGGCGGTATTCGAATTGCGGCGCTGTCTCACATTGAGGCCGATCTGGCGATTTCGCTGACAACCACGCGGGGCAAACGCTCGCCTTACACCGTTAAGAAATTGTCGGTCGTCTACTATGACGCCGCCAAGTTTGATGCTAATCTTCCGGCCTGGATCGCAGCCATTGCAGCAGGCAAAGCAACAGCAGACGCGATCATCGGAAAGGTTGAGCAGTCTGGCAAGCTGACAGACGCTCAGAAAGAGCAAATTCGTAATCCACAAGAGGCGGCATAATAATGGCACGCGGCGTAAACAAAGTAATCCTCGTTGGCACCCTAGGCCAAGACCCAGAAGTCAAGTATCTAACTAACGGCAACGCTGTGTGCAACCTGAGTCTTGCCACCAGCGAGCAATGGAAGGACAAGCAGACCGGAGAGAAGAAAGAGAAAACCGAGTGGCATCGAGTTGTCATGTTCGGCAAGGTAGCCGAGATCGCTGGCGAGTATTGCCGAAAGGGCAGCCAGATCTATATCGAGGGTAAGCTTGAGACTCGCGAATGGGAGAAGGACGGCGTTAAGCGTTATACCACCGAGATCAAGGTTGATATGCAGGGCACTATGCAGTTGTTGGGTGGTAAGCCGGCTGATGGTGGTTCGCAGCAGAAGCCTCAGCAGCAGCCTAGCGCACGGAAGAACGAGCCGCAGAAGCCAGATGACGAATTTTCCGACGACATACCATTTTAAAATGGTATTTGTTTAAATATTCCCTTATAATGCCCTCTCACTCAGAGGGCTTTTTTATGGCCGTGTGCAAAAAATGCGACACCGAGAAAGATTCAGACCAATATTACGCAAACGATAGGACATGCAAGGATTGTCGGAAAGCCGCAGTCAGGAAGAATCGCGCCGAAAAGGTTGATTACTACCGAGAATACGACAAAGTCAGATTTAAAGAAGATCCAAAGGTAAGGGCTAGGCATCGCAGATATCAGGCGACTGATGCTGGAAAGGAGTCCGTATCAAAATCCAGGCAGAAATGGTACGAGAGCAACAAGGAAAAGGTTTATGCGACCACTGTTGAATATCGAGCAGAGTTCCCAAAAAAATATGCAGCACATTCAGCGGTACATTGCGCAAAAATAAAAGGAATATTGATTCCTAAGCCTTGCGAAATATGTGGAACAGAGGTTAGTATTAATGCGCACCATGATGACTATGATCATCCCCTAACCGTAAGATGGCTTTGCGCGTCGCATCACCAGCAATGGCATGCGATCAACGGAGAAGGTTCAAACGCAAGATAACAACACCGCCCCGCTAACCACGGGGCAACCCAACTGCCTGGAGGGGCGCATAGATGTCTTGGGAATTTGAACTCTACAAGGAAATCGGCAGGCCAACGGTCGAGGTTGTTCGCGAGCTTCTTGTAGACAATAGCGTATCGGCGGTTGCGCGGATTATCGGCGTGCATCATAGGACGATCAAGAATTATGCTGCTGCTCGTGGCATTCCGTTCACCTTTAAGCTGATGCCAAAGGAGATGGCGCCGCGTAAGCCTAAGCGTCCTGATGCACGGTCGCGCTTCATCGAGCTAGATGGACGCTCTCAGTCCATAACGCAATGGGCAAAAGAACTTGGCGTCACGCGCTGCAAGATCTCGAAGCGACTAGACAAGGGCATGTCGGTCCGCGATGCTTTGCAGCCAGGATCTCAGCGTCACAGGTTTCCAGCTAACAACGTGAAGGGCAAGAGTCGTGGCTAGGTCAGTGATTTCTGAAGTCGAGGCCGAATACGGTCAGCCGTTTTGGGATGTTGTGGCCGAATACGCCGCTGATGGCAACTCAATGACGATGACGGCAAAGATCCTTGGCTACAAGAACGGGTCGGCGCTCTGGTATCTAATCCATAAGCACAAGAAGGACATCAGATTCCCGAAGATGGGGTACTGCAATGCCGTACAGAATCCAGACCCGATGCCGGAGTCAACAAGGCTGCTTATCTCAAAGGGAAAGATTGAGGCGGATTTCAGCGCAGGAGGAAAATACGAGCGCAGAACTGGAGAGCCTGCAATCGACGCGATCCGGAGAATGGCTCCGACGCACACGATCACTGAGGTGGCAAAATTCCTTGGATGGAATAATGTAACGCCTATGCGGGCCTGGATGAAGCTGCGCGGATATGAGGTTGAGTTCAAGGTGGTTAAGTCGGTTCCGCCAAAGCATAACCCGTGGATAGCTATCGACTTGAGCCGGAAAGGCCGCGCACAATCTCCTGTAAGCCTTTGACTTGAGCTTCTTTTATTTCAAGGTTTCGTCGTAGGGCAAGATAACCCGATTCAGCAGTTCTAT